AGCTTCTTTTCTATCAATTAAATCTAAACCTAATTCTTTATAAGTTGTGGCTAGAGATGAGAAAAAAGTTTTAGCTGTTTGTTTAATTAAAACCTGGATTAATTCAGGAAATGATTGAATACCTTTGGCTTTTAAATCTTCAGGAGTATCTTTTTTTAAATTCTCTTGTAAATCAGTATTAAAATCAGTAAATAATTTAATTAAAGCATCAAAACGTTTTTTTTCAGCTTTTACTTCTTTTTTTACTCTTTTTAAAGCTCTAGCATATGATTCTCCAGCTTTACGTTTTACATTTCTAACTCCTTGGGTTTTTTCCCAAGCGGTAAGATCGGATTTATATTCTAAGTATTGAATATTAGTCCATGTTTTGGGATCTATATATGCTAATGGATTATTAGGATTTTCGTTTATAATAATCTCCCATTCACCATCTACTAGTTTTTGTTTACCTTCAAATTTTTGATAAAATTCAAAAGCTTCTTCTTCAGTAGGTAAAGGAATTGTTACCCCTATAGCTTCTAATATAACTTCAGAAAAAGATTGTTCTCTTAATGCTATCAAATCCTGAATGCCTTCTGAAACTGAAGCAGCCTCTTCAAGTGTTCTAACTTGAGTAACGCTTTGAACTCCTGATTTAACAGCTTGAACTGCTTTAGATAATGCGTTTGCCATTACTCTACTTTTACAATATTAGACTTAGCATTATCTAACTGGTTAGCATATACATCTAAACTATTAGCTGCTGCTCTAAAAGCACTACCTAAAGGTTCTAAAGGAACCCCACTATCACTTACTTGTATAGAAGCGTTTAATAAAGCATTCTTTAAACTACTTGTTATACCTTGTAATAAATCAATTAAAGTATCTCCTAATATAGCAGATTCAGTTGCAGTTGAAGAACCTAAATATACCTCAGCACCTTCTAAAGTTATTGGACCTGTAGTATCAAAATTAATAGAACTAACAGCATTCAAGTTAATAGATTGAGCTGAAGATAATAATATATGGTCTGAGGTTGAATTTAATAAGATTCTTCCTGAGTTTATAATAATTTGTTTACCTGAGAATTGGTTAGGTAAAATAGGGGATTCAGTCCCATCGTATGAAAGATAATCATTAGTTGATGATACTTCTATAGGAATACGTTGTGTAGAAGTAAGATAAATAGATGAATCATCTTTTGATATGTTTTCCGTAAGAGAATTATAAGGAGGACTTATAGTATGAATCCCATTAGAAATTATAGTAATTGGATCTCCAATACTCCCAGTAGAAGACCAATTATTAAAAATTAAACTTCCATTACCTGGGTTTGGGACTGTATTACCTAATCGAATAGCATTACCAAATCTTCCCTCTAAAATAACATCACCTTCATAAGAGTATAAAGGATTACGATCAGCTTTTTCTTGAAAGTAGTTCCCTGGTTTAAATATAGTATTTCCTGAATTAGTTGGTTGGTTTGGATTTCCAACAGCCTCAACTTCTAAATAACTTTTTCCTTGTGATGGTGGAGTTACTTTAGTTGCAGGGTATGGTAAAGGATTAGTTTGGGAAGTATTCCATAAATTTACAGGACTAATATAATAGAATGTTAATTCATTGAAGTTTTTTTGATATGTTTTATTAGCTAAAGCTATAATTACAACTACTTCATTTATTAGTGGGTAATTTTTTAAATTAGGAAATAAAGGATATACTTCAGGAACAATATTACTTCCAAAGAATTGAACATCATTCAACATAGTACAACTAATCACTCCATTATTAGAGTCACCTGATTGGTTAATAGAAGTAACTCGAGCAGAAAGTAATTTACCTGAGAGACTGCGTATTGAGTCCTCAGAAAAACTATTAGAAGTATCTCCTATACTTTTATATTGAGCTAATCCTGATTTTAGGGCCATATTACTTACCTAATTTTTCTATTTCCTCAAGCAATTGGGCTTTTTCTTCATCCGAAATTCCTAAACTACCATCTTCAGCAGTACTGTTAAGGGCACGTTGAACTAAGGTAGCCATTTTAATTAGAGCATCATCGTTTTTAACTCCAATTTCCATGTATTCTTTAATTAGAGGAACGATAAGTGTAGCATCACCAATGTCGGAAACCATTGGTTTTAATTCGGAAATAAGCGCAGTTACTTGCGCCTCGCGGCGTTTTTGGTTGTTATAGATTTCTTCGAGTAAATCGCCAAACTTTTTTTTACCAAATATTACTTTATCAAATTGAGCACTCATATTTATAGTGTTTAGTTTATTATAAATATAACCTACTCAAATTCTACATAACCATTATCAAGGTAGAATATATAATTATCTTTGAATATATCATATAACTGGTTAGCTATTTTAGTAATTTTAGGGGTTTTTACATCTACCTGTTCTCTAATGTATATATAAAGAGCCTTTTTGTTAAAAATATCTATGTCTTCTCGTTTGCGAAATAATTCTAAGATAGCGTCGGCTACTTGAGCATCATGAGGTTTAGGGAATAATTCCCAAAGATTTTCAGTACAATAATCTACAAATAAATTTATATAATTAGATAAATCATCTCTGTAGGGATCATCATCTAAATCGTAACTATATGTATCATCTTTAAATAATTCTTCTACAGGAGCAGTATCAATACGTTTTTTGTAGTTTTTTTGATTTTGGAGAATTAAATATCGTTTAGCGATAGTACCAAAATAAGAATAAGCTTTAGCTCCTTTACTAGGATCAAATAAATGAATTTTAGATAAAAGGAAAGTAATTACCTCATGTTGTAAATCCTCAATATTATCTACTTCTGTATAATAAAACTTAAAGGTATGGATAATGTTTTCCGTTAATTTAAAAAACGGATAGTGGATTTTAGCATGATATATCTTTTCCTTTTCAGAAAAAGTTTCTGAGGTATTATATGCTACTATAGCATTCTCAGTATCTTGGGTAAAATAATTTTTGTCCGACTTGGGTTTAGGCATAATATCTATTAGAGTTTTTTCATCTGGAACTCATTTAAGATATCTTGTAACCCTTTAATTTGTTGAAAGAAAAAACCTACCTCATCATCAGATTTGAACGTACCACGTGCATCTACCTGCTTGAGTTTTTTATCTGAAACCTCTATTACTCGCGAAAGTCTATCTAAATAACTTAAATAACTAGCGAGGATATCTTCTTGTTTTTCGTTTTTACGTAAAAGGTTGTAGGTCGTATACCCTAAGGCTACGACCAACAACGAAAGTATGACAATGGCAGCTATCATAATAAATCTAACATATTTTTTAACCCTTCACTTTTAATTGAACCTAATGCCTTTTGTTGTTTATTTTGGGCATTTTTAGGTTTGTCGGTTAATGTAAAATTCTTTTCCTGGGAGGTCACGGGATTCTTGAATTTTGGTAACCATTCTCTTTCAAATTCAATTCTAGCGGCCATTAAATCAGCCTGGTGTAAAATGAATGGAAGAGATGAGCGTGGACGAGATTCGGGCATATATGACATAAGATATTTTTTATTACCTTCATCATACAAACCATCATGAGTCTGGATTGCTAACATTTCATTAAACGTATATTGAATACCATGAGATTGAAGCATAAATAACCCTCTATCAGGAACAGATGCGAATGCTAATTCTTTATTGAACATATAATCTTCTCCTAGTTTATCTCGTCTCCAAGCATCAGTTTGTGGGAGGTATGATTCGTGTTCTTCATCTCCCATTTTACCTAGATCGTGGTTTAAAGCAGCAAAAATAAGTTCTTCTTTAGTGAAGGTATCCATATCGGCTCCTTCTTCGGCCCATAAATCATATTGTTTAGCAGCACAACGTACTACACGATTTACATGCTCTACATACCCCCCAGGAAAAGCATTATGATATTCTTTTTTATGAGCAGCAGGCATGAGCATAACTCGCTCAGCATACTTCTCGTAGAATTCAATTAACTTTTCTTTACGTGGGGATGAGATATGAGTATTAATTGTGTTAATAAAGATATCCCAATTTGATTGGATTTGCTCTGCTGTTAATTGCATAACCTAATTTTAATTATTATTGTTCTCTTTCAAGCATAGTGTTAAGATCACTAACAAGTTCTTCAATTTGGTCACACAAAGCATGAACATCTTGAACAGTAGTTCCTTTTCGAGTAGCCATAACGCGAATTGTTTTTATTTTACCAACAACGTTATCTAACTTTTTTCTAAATAACTCTTTATTTCTCATAATTTCTATTTTTGTTATGGGTATATCGGGGTACCCATATCACCCCTATCTCTTATATCTTCCCATTTCATAACCCCTGTACCTCCAAGGTACGAGGGGGAAATTAAGATGGCAAGTTTTTTTTT